TAGTCCAACTTCCTAATGTAATTATTTAAACAATAAACACTGTTATAAGTATTATAATGGAACATACACAATATATGAGAGAGTATCGTAAAACTCCCAAAGGTTATAAAAATTGTACGATAGTAAATTGGAAACAACAAGGTTTAGTTGGTGATTATAATTCAATCTTTGAACGATACATAAATACAGAATATTGTGATTTATGTAAAGTATTATTAGAAGGTAAGGGTGGTAATAGGAAATGTATGGAACACGACCATAAAACTGGTGAGTTTAGAAATATAGTATGTAATCGCTGTAATACTTCTAAAACCGATAGAAAGAAACAAAAGAATAATACTACTGGATACAAGAATATATTATTTCATAAGAAAAAGAAGTTATGGATATATAGAAAACAATACAAAGGTAAATCAATTAAGATAATGAGAAAAAGTAAAAGGGATATCTTATGTATTAAATTTGCTGCAATGATATGTTATCGTTATTGATTTAAATATATTATATAATTATAAGATATAATGGAATGGAGGGATTTTTATTATAAATATTCAAATTATAAATTTGGGGATGAATATAGTTCAAGAACAGAATATTTAGAATATTTTAAAGAGAGTTATCCCCAAGAATATAGGAAATATAGAGATTATTTAAATAAACAAAGAACAGAGTATTATTTAGATTTAAAAGTAAATAATCCCGAAAAATATAAAGAAGAAAGATTAAAACACAATAAAAGATTAAATATAAGATATCATAATAATAAAGAATATTATAAGAATTATTATAAGGAATATATAAATAGACCGGGAAATCGTGAAAAATCATATATTAGAACAAAAGAATGGTATAATAAAAAAAAGGCATTTAAAGATAAGAAAGAAGAAAATGAAGAAAATGAAGATATCCTTAAAATAAATAAAAATAATAAAAATAATTTAGATAATAAAAATAAAAGTAAAATAAATAAAAATAAAATAAATAAAGTAACAGAAAATAAGACATCTTTTATAATTGATTTCAATTATTAACTATACAATAACAAAAAATCAAAATATTTTTCCAAATTTATTTTATAATTAATATTATAAAATGGATAAACAAGTTGATGCTATGACCCAGCAGAATGATGTTGTAGAAGACCGTATTCCGGATTTGATGAAAATAGGACAGATTCCCACTTCCTATGGACAGACTCTTACTACTGACGTAATTGACCCAGTCACTTTCTCGCAGAAAAGAGTACGATTTACTCTCTCACGTGTTGCCGGTTTCCTCCACTCTAATAGTAAGATAACTCTTGGAGTCACTCCCAAGACTAATAGTCGTGCATTTTACCCACTTAATATTGGTGTTTCTAGTTTAATTAAATCGGCACAGTTAATTGTCGGTAATAAGCAGATATGTGCTATTGAGGATTATGGTGATTACCACGCATACCAGTCTTTATTTATCTCTAATGAGAATAATAAGGAGAGAGAACAGTTCTTATCGCAGAGAGCAATCAATCACTCACCAATCTATGAAGATTTAGTATTTGGGAAGACTGCGGATGATACCCCCAATAGTGCTTCCGAGTACGGATTAGGTCTCGGCAAAAACCCAGTTGTTTCCGCTGCTGGCGCTCACCCTATGCAGCTCTTGCCTTTCCAAATTCACGACGCAACATCTGCTGCAACGATAGAAGAAGCCCCAGTATACTCGGTATACCTCTCGGACCTTTTCCCCTTCTTGAAGACTAACCAGCTCCCAGCATTTATGATTGATGAAGAGATTCATATTGATATTACTTTCCAAGATACTCTTTCTTCTCTTGCGGGAGCATCAAACTCTCTTCGTATGTGCTGCACTAATGGTCAGACGTCGGCCGTGGAATATGATATTACACAAGACCAAGTCAAATTAGTCTATGATTCTATCTCCTATGATGGTGCTATTATGACACAGTATGCAGCACAGAATCCGAAGGTTGTATTCCAGTATGAAGATTACCGACTTGCCAAGAGAACTGGTGACCAGACTGCTTTCTCTAATTTAACTTTCCCAGTTGGTGGTAACGGTCGGCTCGTATCAAAAGTATTCTATGGTCTTCAACCGAATGCTAATAAAATATCACAGAGTATGTTGAATGGATATGTTGCCGCTTGCCCTACTGATAATAGTAACAAACTAACCACAAATCTCTTATATAATGACCGCTATTTATTCTCGGTTGACCGCAGCAACGATGCCCAGCTCTTCCAGACTACCGCTCACGCAGAAGGTGGAATCCCTATGATATCTCGTGATGAGTATTACAACCCCGGAACTGGTGTCCCAGAGGCGGGGACGGGAAGGAGTGGATTGACTACTGCTACATTTGAAGGTCACGACCAGCAATTAGTCAGCGCCGGTCTTGGTGGTCGTTTCCGCTGGACTGCCTTACGCCTTAATCGTGGTGAGAGAGTTAATAATAAGGGTATTGACCTTGTGTATAAAAATACAGTTCCGGCTGGCAACTACACTCTCCGTGTATGGTTAGAATTATTGAAGGTTGCTACTATTGAGGGAGGCAAAATGTCGTGCTATTTCGCATAAATTTGATTTAAAATATATATATTATATATATATAGAATGGAAGCAATAAAAAAATATAAAGGAGATAAAATAAAAGAATCTACACTAAAAATATATGTGAAGAACTTACATAAGTTAAGACTTCTTTTTGGTGAAAGTTCTTTCCAGTTTTTGAATGAGCCAGCGGATGTTTATGAGAAACTTAAAGACCTTCATTTTACTACGCAAAAGAATTATATAACTTCTGTAATTGTATATTTAAAAGCAATAGATGGTGATAAAAAAGTAATTATTAATTATCAAAAAAAGCTAAAAGAATATGCAGAGAGATATAATAAAGACCAAGAGTCTGGAATTGTATCAGAAAAGCAGAAGAATAATTTTACGAATAGCGAAGAAATCGGAAAAATGATAAGTAAGATTGAAGTTGAGATTAAGCCTCTCTTAAAAGCGACTGTACCATTATCACAAACGGAAAACGAACTATACCAAGCATATATGATGTTTAATATATATCATAAGCTCCCTTTGAGAAATGATATAGCGGGGATGGAATCAATAAAAGGTAGTGATTATAAAAATATAAAAGATAGTAATATTAATTATTTAGTAAATTCAAGAACTGATATGAAATTAATTTTGAATGATTATAAAACAAATAAAAAGTTTGGTCAGAAAATTGTAGAAGTTGAAGATGTCGCATTAAAACAATTATTAAGGAGATATATCAAAAGAAATGGATATGGTGTTATGTTTAAAAAGATGGATGGAGAAGCATATTCTAGAAATATGATATCGCATATTTTAATTAAATATAGTAACAAATATCTAGGTAAAAGTGTTTCTTCAACTATGTTAGCAAAAGCATATTTATCTGGTAAATATGGAGATAAAAAGGATGTTTATAAAGAGATGAAAAAAGATGCAAATATTCGGGGACACAGTATAAATACACAATTAAATATTTATGTAAAAAATGCTGAATAATTAATTTATAATATTAATTATAATGGGTTACGGTTCTTCAACTCAATCAAAACCAATGGGTGGTAAATTATCTGATAAACAGAAATCAGATTTGAAAAAACATATGGATAAATTAGATATGACTGCATCAGAAAAGAAGTCGCATAGAATGAAGATGATGGTTAGAATGCGAAAGGGTATGAGCGTCGCAAAAGCTCATAAAGATATTATGGGCAAATAATTTGTTAACATTTTGTTAACAATTTTAACACTTTTTATACAAAAGATATCCTTTTTTGGATTTGTTTTTATTTTTTTTTTATAATTTACAAATAGATTATTTTATTACTTTATTTGTTAGTTTTTGTTAACATTTTGTTAAAGATATCTTTAACAATAAGATATCCTTTTTTTATTTTATTTTTATTTTATTTTTGTAAATAATTTTATTTTATTTTTATTTTAATTGTAATTAACATTTTATTAATTATAATTAATGATATCTTGTATTAATAGACTAGTTTTCTATGGTAATAGTTTTCTAGATTATTAAGAAGTAAATTTGAAATATTTGTGCTAGAATATCAACCTTCAACTAGGAGTGTGTCAACACTACCTACTATGCACATCAAACGCAACCCAAAGCAGCCACTACCCACTTGGACGTTGGAGAAGCGGTTTGCTCACGAACTGACCACTGCATTCTACCCCGAGACGGAAGAAGAGTGGGATGCAACAACGGTGGCGTTTGAGGAGGATATTGCTGATATGGGGGATTTTGACACCCAAGGCACTATCCACCAAATATTTCTCAAAGT